ATGGATGAGTTTGATAAGTACGAAGAGGAAATATCAAATGCTATGCAAGAGGGCAGAATCGTTAAGTAAACTATTATAACACATAGGAGAAAGTATCATGGCTCAATATTTTGAACCCTCAACCGATACCGATGCTAACTTTGCTAACTCCGTAAGTGGACAAACTAATAGCTACTTCCTACCTAGTATTTATTCTAGAAAGGTTTTAAACTTTTTTAGAAAGAGCTCAGTAGTAGAAGCTATTACAAACACCGACTATGCTGGTGAAATATCTGCTTATGGAGACTCTGTAAAGATTATTAAAGAACCTGTAATTTCTGTGTCTGATTACACAAGAAATACAGATACAACTGAAACTAGATTAACCGACCAAGAGATTAACTTAGTTGTTGATAGTGCTAAAGCTTTTAAATTCATCGTAGATGATATTGAAAGTAATATGTCACATGTTAACTTCAAAGAGGTTGCTACATCATCTGCTGCATATGCATTAAGAGATTCATATGATGCTGCTGTTATAGCAAACATGTTCTCAGGTGTTTCAAGTTCATCACCAGACCATATCTTAGGTGCTGATGCTGCTGCTGCTACTCAAACTATGGGTCAGCATCAAGGTGGCACAAATTCTATTGATTTAACTGGTTCTGATGGAACAGGAACTGACCCACTAGATGTTATGGCATTTATGGCTAAATTACTAGACGAACAAAATGTACCTGAAGAAGGTAGATGGTTTGTTGCTCCACCTGCATGGTATGAGCAACTTTCACAGTCTGGTTCAAAGCTAATGAGTGTTGACTTCAATGCAGGTCAAGGTTCAATTAGAAACGGATTAGTATCAAGTGGAAAACTAAGAGGTTTTGATATGTACAAATCTAACAATATCGCTGCTGCAAGTACAGCAAGTGGTAAAGTGTTAGCTGGACATATTTCATCTACAGCTACTGCTCAAACTATTATTTCAACAGAAACATTAAGAGACCCAACATCTTTTGGTGACATAGTTAGAGGATTGCATGTATATGGCTCAAAAGTACTAAGACCTGAAGCTTTAGTTTCAGCGTTTTTTACAGTCGATTAAGATTGACGAACTCGGGGGAGTCTTCGGACTCCTCCACTTTAAGGAGATAAAATGGAAGGACAAATAAGTTATTACGAAACTATTCAAGACAAAGAAGATAAATGTCGAGAAATGGTTGGTTACAATGAAAGTTTAAAAGAAAAAGATAAAGGAGATAAATAATGTATCACGGTAAAGATGAAAAGAAAAAGAAAAAAATGATGTATGGTGGCACAGCTCGTAAAAAAATGATGGGTGGTGGTATGTACGGAATGAAAAGAAAGAAGATGATGCACGGTGGACCACACAATAACATGGACAGAGTTGGCATGGGTATGGGTGGTGCAATGGATGTTCAAGACCCTAACTAATGAAAGTTAAAGCACCTAAAGGTTACCATTGGATGAAACAGAAAAATGGTAGCTATAAGTTAATGAAACACAAAGGAAAGTTTGTAAAGCATAAAGGTGCTAGTTTAACTGCAAACTTTGCTATACAAAAAGTACATACAAAATAATGGCAACAACATATTTAGATTTAAGTAATGAAGTTCTAAGAGAACTAAATGAAGTAGTATTAACATCTGGTACGTTTGCTTCAGCTACAGGTATTCAAGGATTTGTTAAAGATGCAATTAATAAATCATTGTTTGATGTAGCTAATGCAGAACCACAGTTGCCATTTTTTAGTGCTGGAGTGAGTGGCAGTACAGACCCTTTTTATGGTAATGTAACTGTAGCTACTGTAGCAGGACAAAGATGGTATACATTAAAAGCTAGTAGTTCTAGTATAACTTCAGATTATGCTGCAGTTGATTGGGATGATTTTTATATTACTACTATTAATGTAAGTGGTGAATCAGCTCCTTTTACATCTACAGGATTAAAATATTTAACACTTACAGATTGGAAAAGATATTATCGAGATGCAGAAAATGCAGATGATGCTAATACACAATCTTATGGTGAACCTAAATATGTATATAAAAGTCCAGACCATAGAAAGTTTGGACTAAGTCCTATACCTGACAAAGTTTATAATGTGCATTTTTATGCTTTTGAAAAACCAACAGCTTTATCAGCGTATAATGATACTATACCAATGCCAGAACAATATAGTAATGTATTAACAGCTAGAACTAGATATTATGTACATCAGTTCAAAGAAAATATACAACAAGCTGCTATGGCATTAGATGATTATAGAAAAGCTTTACGTCATATGAAAAGCAATTTAATTAATCCACAGCCAAAGTATATGACAGATGATAGGAGATATTTCTAATGGCAGCATCCATGCCATTTTCAGTACCACTACAAGGTGGTCTTAATAAATCTACTAATTCGTTAGCATTATTAAGAACTCCCGGAGTTGCAACAAAGTTAAGAAACTTTGAGGTATCTATCGAAGGTGGTTACAGAAGAATAAATGGTTATACTGTTTTTGGTGGTGGTAGTGCTGTTAGACCTAATACTGCAGAAGACATAGAAGGTTTAGCAGTTTATGCAGATGGTGCAGTAGCTGTAGCAGGTAATGATATATTTTTTAGTCAAGACGGTACAAGCTATTTACAAATAAATAAAGCTAGTGTAGATGCTGCTGGTGATAATTTTAGTACTTTTTCAGGTCGTAGTGAGTTATCATTAACTAATATAGACCAATGTGAGTTTGCATTATTTGAAGGTACTTCAGATTATGGTGAATTAGTTATAACAGATAAGAGTGGTAATAATAAACCTTTCTTATTTAAAATGACAGGTACATCTGCAGTATTAAGTTCAAGAACATTTTTTGTTAGTCAAATAACAATTAGTGGTTCTAAAACAGCAAAGTTTTGTACTATCCATGATAATCACTTAGTTGTATCTGGAGACCCTAGTACACCTAATACTATATATTATAGTGCTACTGGTGACATAGATAGCTTTAGTGGTACAGGTTCAGGTAGTATAACACTAGAAGATAAAGTAGTTGGACTAAAAAGTTTCCGTAACGAACTATTTATATTTTGTCAAAACTCAATATTTAAGTTGCAAAATATAAATAATTCTAGCACTATTGCAGTCGTACCAGTTACTAAAAACGTAGGTTGTGTTGATGGACAAACTATTCAAGAGATTGCTGGTGACTTAGTATTCTTAGCACCAGATGGTTTTAGAACAGTTGCAGGTACAGCAAGAATTGGTGACGTTGAGTTAGGAACTATAAGTCAAGCTATACAACCAATTATAAATGATATTGTAGCAGCTAAGAGCACATTACAATTTAGTAGTGTTGTTATTAGAGATAAATCACAATACAGAATGTTTTACAGTACAGCAACAGATACTGCAGCAACATCAAAAGGAATTATAGGAACATTAAGACCTAATGGTTTTGAATGGTCAGAAACATTAGGCATACAAGCTCCAGCTATTACATCAGGATTTGATAGTAGTGGAGTAGAAAAATTTTATCATGGTGATAGAGATGGACATATTTACAATCACGATACTGGTAATGCTTTTAATCCAGCAGGAACAGCTACAAATATAGAAGCAGAGTATCAATCACCAGATTTTGATTATGGAGATTTAGGTACATTAAAAACTTTGGATTATGCAAAGATTGCCTTTACTCCAGAAGGTGATGCACAGCCAACACTTAGAGTTAGATTTGACTATGACAGTTTAGATACCCCACAACCTGCTGACATAGTTTTAACAGAAATACCAGAACCAGCTATCTTTGGTTTAGCTTTATTTGGTACACAAAAGTTTGGAGCATCTGAACAACCTTTATTAAGACAAAGTTTAACAGGTAGTGGACACAGTAACTTTTTTAAAATTTTTAGTGCAGATACAAATGCACCATATGCAATTAACGGACTATATGTAACGTATAGACCTTCAGGTAGACAATAGGAGATATAAAAGATGGCAGGATATACTAGACAAAGTTCATTTAGTGATGGCGATACCATTACTGCTGCACTTTTTAACAATGAATATAACCAATTAGTAAATGCTTTTAACGTAAGTTCAGGACATACCCATGATGGTAGTACAACTGGTGATGGTGGTCCTATATCTACATTATTTAGTAATACTTTAAGTTTTGGTACAAATGCTGAAAGTGATATTGCTATTACCTTTAATGCTGCATCTAATGATGGAGTATTGACATGGAAAGAAGATGAAGATTACTTTGAGTTCTCTGATGACTTATTAATTGCAACAACAGAAAAAATACAATTTAGAGATACAGCTATATACATCAATTCTAGTACTGATGGACAATTAGACTTAGTAGCTGATACAGAAATACAAATAGCAGCAACAACTGTAGATATAAATGGTAATGCTGATATATCTGGTAACTTAGGAATAGGTGGTAATTTAACAGTCACAGGTACTACTACATTTAATGGTGGTACAATTACTATGGGTGATGCAGCTACTGACAACGTAGTCTTTGGAGCTGATGTAGACTCAAACATTATTCCAGATGATGATAATACTTATGACTTAGGTAGTTCTTCACAAGAATGGAAAGATTTATATGTTGATGGTATTGCATATTTAGATGGTATTAACTTTAATGGTACTGCAATCACAGCAACTGCTGCTGAACTAAATATTTTAGATGGTGTTACAGCTAGTGCAACTGATATTAATTTAATAGATGGTATAACAAACGGAACAGTAATAGCAAGTAAAGCTATTATAACAGATTCAAACAAAGACATTACTGGTGGTAGAAATATTACTATTAGTGGTCAACTTGCAGCAGCTACATTAGATATTAGTGGTGATGTAGATGTTGATGGTACATTAGAAGCTGATGCGATTACAGTAAATGGTACAACTCTAGCAGAAACAATTAGTGATACTGTAGGAGCTATGGTAACTTCTAATACAGAAACAGGAGTTACAGTTACTTATGATGATAGTGATAATACATTAGACTTTGTTATCGGTACACTTAATCAAGATACAACAGGAAACGCAGCAACTGCAACAGCACTTGAAACAGCAAGAACTATAGGTGGTGTATCTTTTGATGGTACAGCTAATATTAATTTACCGGGTGTAAATACTGCAGGTAATCAAGATACAACAGGTAATGCTGCAACTGCTACTACAGCAGGAACAGTTACAACAGCAGCCCAAACAAACATTACAAGTCTTGGTACGCTTACAGGTTTAACAACTACAGGTGATATTAATTTAGGAGATAACGACAAAGCAGTCTTTGGAGCTGGTGATGATTTACAGATTTACCATGATGGTAGTAATAGTATTATTTACGAAGGAGGTACTGGAGATTTACAAATAAGAGGCAACGGAGGTAACACTACTATAATGAACGGTGGTGGAACAGAAACACTTGCTAACTTTGGCAACAACGGTGCTGTAGAACTTTATCACGATAATAGTGCAAAACTAGCCACAACAAGTTCAGGTGTAGATGTTACAGGTACATTAGATGCTAGTTCACAAGTTCTAGTTGGTACAAATAATTCTATCTTTGCTGAAAACAATATTAGATTTAAACCTAGTGGTGGTGCTTTTATAGACCATAATACAACTGGACAAAATATAAACTTTAGACTTTCAAACTCATCAAGTCTTGATGTAACTCCTTTAGTGATAAGTCCAACTGCAATAACAACAGCAGTAAATGTAGATGTTACAGGTACAGTTGTTGCTGATGGTTTGACTGTTGATGGTACAGCCACAATAACTTATACAGGTACAGGAGATGGATTAGTTCTAGAATCAACAGAGACAGGTGCAAGTGGTGCTCCAGATTTAGTTCTTTACAGAAATAGTAGCTCACCAGCAGATAGTGATGATATAGGAAACATACTTTTTAGAGGTAAAGATGATGCTGGTAATGACACAAGTTATGCTTTTATTTTAGGCGAAATAAATGATGCCTCAAATGGTAGTGAAGATGGTAATTTATTTTTTAGAACACAATCAGCAGGTTCTTTAGATAACAGACTTTCTATAGTGTCAGACAAAGTTGGTATAGGAACTACAAGTCCTTTAGGTAAACTAAGTATACAAGAAGGTTCAAGTGGTGGTTCAGCTAACTCAAATGCAGACGGATTAGTTATTGATAATACTGGTAAAACAGGTATAACAATATTAACACCAAATGATTCAGAAGGATTAATTTTCTTTGCTGACCCAGATGATGATAATATAGGAAGAATAACTTATAACCATTCTACAAATGCTATGGGGTTTGTAACAAATAACTCTACAGCTTTAACCATTGATAGTTCAAGCAACGTTGGTATAGGAACTACAAGTCCTAGTGCTAATTTACATGTAAGTACATCTTCAGGTGATTGTACTGTTTTAATTGAAGCAGCAGAAAATGCTAGTGGTAGTGAACCAAGACTTCAGTTAAAAGGTACTAATACAAGCAGTAATCCAATTATTGAATTTGGTGATAGTGCTGCTTTCCCGGGTTCTATTGAATATGAAAATTCAGATAATAGCATGAGACTTACTACTAATGCTTCAGAAGCCTTGCGTATTGATTCTTCAGGAAACCTTGGTATAGGAACTACAAGTCCTAATGGGAAGCTAACTATTTCAAATAGTGGTGCTGGTGGTTTTGAATTTACACCTGATACTACTGCTTTTAGTGTTGCTAACTCAAATTATATAGCTTCATATGATAGAAGTGCATCTGCTTATAGAGATATAGTATTTGATTTAGGTGGTGCAGAAAATCAATCTATTAGATTTAAAGCAGGTGGCAACGTTGGAATTGGAACGAGTAGTCCTGCTGAAATGCTACATGTAACAGGTGATATTAGAGTTGACACAGATTTAATATTACAACCTACAAAGATTCTTTATCTTGATGGTGGGAATGATACTTATATTAATGAAGTTGCTGCTAATACTATTGGTTTTAATACAGCAGGAGGGGAGAGAGTCAGGATTGATGCTTCAGGAAACGTTGGTATAGGAGCTGGTATTGTTGGTGCTTTACTTACAGTAAACAATGGTAATGATGCTTTACCGACTATTGCTGCATCAACAAAAGCTATTTTTGCCTGTGATAATACTGCAAACTTTGATACAAGTATATCAATATTAAGTGCATCAAGTGGTGGTGAATCAATAATAAATTTTGGAGATTATGCAAACGAGGATGCTGGTCAGATAAAATATGAGAACGATAATGGTGGGTCAGATTATATGGCAATTAGTGTTAATACTAGTGAAGCTTTGCGAATACTACATAACGGAGACGTTGGTATAGGAACTACAAGTCCTTCACATAATTTACATGTTTTTGCTGATTCAGGTACAACACAAGGTATTACATCACAAGTAAATAATGGTAATGCAGCTAATTTTCAATTTGAAAAAGCTAGGGGTGGTAGTGGTGGACCTTCAGTAGTACAAAGTGGAGATGATTTAGGTAATTTAGTATTTGCAGGATATGACGGTAATTCATATGCATCAGCAGCAACAATTAAAGGTGAAGTTGATGGAACTCCAGGTGATGGAGATATGCCTGGAAGATTAAGTTTTAGAACAAGTGCTGATGGTAGTGAGTCTCCTTCAGAAAGAATGCGTATTGATTCTTCAGGGCGATTACTTATAGGAACAACATCTACAACACCTGCTTTTGGTACAGGTAATGGTCATGCTTTTCATGTTGGCGATGGGTCACATCTGTCAAGAAGTGGTGGCACAGTATTAATTGTTAATAGAGGCTCAGATAATGGTGACATTATAGATTGTAGAAAAGATGGTACAAAAGTTGGCAGTATTTCAGTAAACGACACAGCAACAACTTATAATACTACATCAGATGCAAGACTAAAAGACGTTACAGGCTCTGCAAGAGGATTAGAAGTTATCAACGAACTTAATCCAGTAGCTTATAATTGGAAATCAAATGGTAAAGCAGACGAAGGTCTAATAGCTCAAGAGGTATTAGATGTAGTACCAAATGCTGTATCAGGTTCAGAAGAAGATATGTACCAAATGGATTACAGTAAATTAGTGGTTCATTTAGTTGCAGGAATGAAAGAACAACAAGAACAGATTGAAGCCTTACAATCTGAAATCAACGAGTTGAAAAACTCATAACAAAGGAGAATAATATGGCAATAGGATATACTTGGGATGTTTCAACAGTTGATACATACTCT